TACCCCTATCACGAACAGGGTGGTGATGTAGTCGGAACCAAAGTACGTAACTGCCCAAGCAAGGAGTTCTATACCACGGGCACATTGGAAGGCACCGGTCTGTTCGGACAGAATGTCTGGAGCAAGGGCGGTAAGTTCGTGACTGTTACCGAAGGTGAGTTAGATGCGATGGCTGTGGCTGAGATGTTCGATGGGAAGTATCCCGTCGTCAGTCTGAAGCGTGGTGCAGCGGCAGCATCGAAGGACATCAAGGAAAGTCTGGAATGGCTGGAGACGTTCGAGAAGGTAGTCATCTGCTTTGATAATGATGCGGCTGGAAAGAAAGCATCTCAGGAAGTGATGTCCATCTTCTCACCGGGCAAGGCCAAGGTGGTATCCCTCCCGCTCAAGGATGCGGGGGAGATGCTACAGCGTGGTAAGGTGCAGCAGTTCGTGAAGGCATGGTGGGGAGCGGAGGAATATAAACCTGCCGGTGTCATCTCACTGTCTGATGAGACTTGCTGGGATGCGTTCGTGAACCGCGGCAAGGCGGAGATTATCCCCTTCCCTTCCTCGTTTGGTACGCTCAACAAGATGATGAATGGTGGCATGGGGGCAGGGGAGGTGACCGTGATAGGTGCCTTAACATCTGTAGGTAAGACCACCTTCGTTACCAACCTGTTGTACGGTATGTACAAGGAGACGAACCGAAGGATCGGCGCGGTGTTCCTTGAGTCATCCATCGGTGAGACTACGGAGAACGTGGTCAGTGTCGTGGGTGGTGTGAACATCAAGCAGATACCGGAGGAGGAAAGGGACTACAGTGGTTACCGTAAGTTCTACGAAGAGGTGAAGGAGAGCGACAGGATTCATATCGATGACCACATGGGATCATCTGACATTGACGACCTGTTCTCTCGTATGCGATACCTCATCAAAGGACTAGACTGTGAAGTGATTATCCTTGATCCTCTGCAAGCTGCTGTGCAGTCCAACGAGAACGGGTTGATCGATGACTTCATGGACAGGTGCCTGAAGATTGCCAAGGAAACTAACGCGGCTATCATCATCGTGTCCCACCTGCGTAAGCCCAGCGTCAAAGACCCTCACGATGTCAACGAGTACGACATGAAAGGGTCTGGGTCTATCAACCAGATAGCATTCAACACGCTGCTACTCAGTCGCGACAAGCTGTCTGATGATGACTACACCCGTAACTGTACCAAGGTGCAGCTTGTGAAGTGTCGCCGCACAGGACGGACAGGACATGCTGGCTGGCTGTACTACGAGATCGACACTGGACGTATGGTGGCGGGTGCAGCACCTGAAGTGCATGGGGTTGCCGATGAAGAATTCTGATCTAGGAAAGCTGAACCGATCCTTGTACATAAAGATGCGTACCAACTATGCCTGTGAGGTGTGCGGAGGTAAGTATCCCGAGGAGGTTCTTGAGTTCCACCATCGTGATCCGTCGAAAAAGGAGTTCGGATTGAAGTCTTCCAAGTGGAGATCACACAGGTTGAACAAAGAACTCTTTCAAGAAGCAGAGAAGTGTGCTATACTATGTAGTAACTGCCACAGGTTAGAACACGTAGCTTTGAAAAACGGTGAGACACTGATCCATGACAAAGAAGCTTATAATCGATATCGAAACTACCGCTTTGCCCGTAAGCAAGGTATGGATGGTAGGTACGATGGAACTGACTACGAAAAGCAAGAGGAATTTTTTGAAACCCTATTCAGAAACTTCACAGATACAGGAGGAGATCGATGATGTGGATATTGTTATCGGCCACAATATCATTAATTTTGATAGGCCCGTTCTAGAGGAACACCTTGGTATCTCGTTCGATAACGTACAGGTAATTGACACTCTGGTTCTCTCACGTCTGTTCAACCCACAGCTAGACGGAGGACATTCTCTGAGAGCATGGGGTGAACGCCTTCACTTTGAGAAGGGTGACCACGATGATTGGACTAAGCTATCTGATGAGATGATTAAGTATTGTGAGCGTGACGTAGAGGTAACTGCCAAGTTGTACACTACCCTCTGCGAAAGGCTTGCTCAGTTTCCCGGTGAGTCCATCGAACTGGAGCACAAGGTTCAGGAGATCGTGTCTCAACAGGAACGCAAGGGTTGGGTGCTTGACCTTGAGAAAGCTTTCGATATCCAAGCACGTTTGAAACAGAGAAGTATGGAGGTTGAAGATGAAGTACATAAAAGGTTCACGCCGCTACCGGTATTTGTTAAGGAAGTCCATCCAAAAACTAAGAAGGACGGTTCCCTTAGTTCTGTTGGTCTTCGCTTTCTTGGGGATGATGTCGATACCGTTGGTGGCACATTTTCACGCATAGATTGGCCTGAGTTTAATCTAGGTTCACGTCAACAGATCGGTAGGCACCTGAAGTTTTACGGGTGGAAGCCCTCCTCTTTCACGGAGAAAGGACATGCCATCGTTGACGAGAGTATTCTATCTGAGGTGGACATACCCGAAGCCAAACTAATCGCTGAGTATCTACTGCTACAGAAGAGATCAGCACAAGTTCAGTCTTGGATAGAAGCGGTAGAGGAAGACGGCAGAGTGCATGGCAGGGTCAATACAATTGGTGCAGTCACGGGACGGATGACGCACAGTAACCCCAACATGGCACAGGTTCCTGCCTCTTACTCTCCGTATGGTACAGAGTGCCGCGAATGCTGGACAGTACCGAAAGGTTTCAAGCTTGTAGGTGTAGATGCTGCTGGCTTGGAGCTTAGAATGTTAGCCCACTACATGAACGATGAGGAGTACACACATGAAGTCACGAACGGAGACGTACATACAGCAAACCAGAAAGCTGCTGGCCTTTCAACAAGAGACAACGCTAAAACTTTTATCTATGCTTTCCTCTACGGCGCAGGAGATGCCAAGATCGGAAGCATTGTCGGCGGTTCTCGCAGAGACGGAGCAGAACTTAAAGAAAAGTTTCTCTCTAACACACCATCTCTTCGAACTCTACGGGAACGAGTCATACGGGCAACCAAGCGGGGCCACCTCAAAGGACTAGACGGTAGACGATTAATAATCCGAAGTGAACACGCAGCCTTGAATACACTTTTACAGTCAGCCGGTGCAATAGTTATGAAGAAAGCATTGACAATACTGAATGAGTATGCTATCATACATGGTATAGACTACAACTTTGTTGGTAATATCCATGATGAGTTTCAAGTTGAAGTCAGGGAAACTCAGGCAGAAAAGTTCGGATGGTTGGCAGTAGAGTGTATCAAGGCGGCGGGTGACAGGTTGGATTTGAGATGCCCACTGGACGGTGAGTACAAAGTCGGAGACAACTGGGCAGCTACCCACTAATCTGGGACGTCCCATAAAATAGGAGATTGAAATGAAAAGTATCGACACTCTCGTAGAAGATATCTATACCCTCATGAAGGATCGTAACTCTGACAAGGGTGTCGATGTTGAAGCTGAGATCGACAAGTTCGGTGAGGCAATGAAGGACATCATGCGTAAGGAGTTTCTTCCTGACTCCGGTCCCCGTGACGGACGTAAGCTTCGCCTCTCGTCAGTAGGCAAGAACGATCTGGTTCAGTGGTTCGCATACAACGGCTACCGTGGTGAGCGTATCAAGCCCTACACCCTCATCAAGTTTATGTACGGACACATGATTGAAGAAATGCTCCTTCTGTTCACCCGTCTGGCTGGACATGAGGTGACCGACGAGCAAAAGGCTGTGTCTGTTGGTGGTGTGGTGGGTCACATGGACTGTAAGATCAATGGCGTTGTAACTGACGTTAAGTCCACCACCAAGTATGGACTCGTGAAGTTCAAGGATCGTACACTAGCAGCCAACGACGACTTCGGTTATGTCGATCAGATCAAGGCATATGCCCATGCAGAGGGAGAACGTAAGTGGGCATGGCTGGCAATGGATCGTGACAGCGGTAAGCTTGCTGTCCTTGAGTACGACCTTGATAACGAAGATGATCCAATGCACGAACACTTTTCAGAAAGCATAGAGGAAAGGATAGAACACGTAAAAAAGTGCGTAAAGCAGGAAGACCGACCTTCAAGATGTTACTCTCCACAGGAGGATGGGAAATCAGGAAACTTAAAACTCTGTACTACCTGCTCTTACTGCCAATACAAGAGAATTTGTTATCCAGAAGTCCGCGCCTTTCATACTGGCTCTGGTCCCAAGTTCTTAACTACCGTCGTAAACGTACCCAAAAATCGAAAGGGTAATCCCTACCCTGAGATTAACCTAGACCAAGAGGAGAACAACTATGATTGAATTTAAAGTAGTCAACACGCCCCGACATGATCGCTTTGAGGAGCAGATAACTGCACTGTTGAATGACGGATGGACTCTCCAAGGTAGTCCCTTCGTGTCCCAGACAGGTGGCATGACTCAGGCCCTGATCCGTGAAACCAAAGCTACGCGGTCTAAGAAAAGTGCCTCCGAAGTATCGGAATAACTTTGAGAAAACAGCGGGACTCCTTCTAAAGGATCACTGTAAGTACGAACCTGAGAAAGTCCCCTACGTCGTCCATCGGAATTACATCCCTGATTTTGTAGGTCGTAACGACAAGAACAGGATTGATATTCTAGTGGAAGCTAAAGGTTTCTTTAGAGTAGGGGACACTCAGAAATACAAAGCTATCAGGGACAGCCTCCCCAAGAAGAAACAGCTAGTCTTCCTTCTATATAACCCCGACAAGAAACTTAGGAAGGGTAGCAAGATGACGATGGCTGAGTGGTGTGAGAAGGAGAAGTTCAAGTGGTATACCTTGGAGGATATTACAGATGCCTTTACCAATTAAAGAGTTCATTGAGAGACTATCAGAGGTGACTGATCCTCCTCTGTTATGCGAGTTGTTGGGGTTGTCTAGTCAGGATATTCTAGAGAGGTTCTCAGATGTTCTTGAGGATCGTATAGAAGTCCTGAGGGAGATTTATGACCTTGACTTTGACGACGTTATGTTGTATAATAGGGAGTACGACGAATGAATGTTGAACTGATAGACAACATGGGTTCTGATCTCAGTGTCGTAAATGCTGCCAGAGTTTCATTTGATAAAGGTTCCGAGTGGAACTTTTGGAATGACGATGGTACTGTAAAAAAATACATGAAGCCTAAAGACGTTGATCTTATAGAATACCTTGCCAAGCACAAACACTGGTCCCCCTTTAGCCACCCACAGTTACAGTTTAGAATAAAGGCTCCTATCTTCGTAGCCAGACAACTGGGTAAACATCAGGTGGGTCTAGCTTGGAACGAGATATCCCGTAGGTATGTCGATACTACTCCTGAATTTTTCTCTCCAGAGGTGTGGAGGAAATACTCAGAGGACAAGAAGCAGGGATCGTCTGATGAGATCATAGACATCAACCCTAAAAATCTAATGACGGACCCTTACAAATCGTCTGTTGATAGAGCTTTGTGGACCTATGACTATCTTCTCGAAAAAGGGGTGTGTCCTGAGCAAGCTAGGATGGTACTACCACAGGCAGCTTATACACAGTGGTTCTGGACAGGCTCTCTCTACGCCTTCTCTCGTATCTGTAACCTGAGGATGGCCGAGGACAGTCAAGAGGAGACGAGAGAGATAGCCAAGGGTATTGACAAGCACTGTAAAAAGTTGTATCCTAATAGTTGGAAAGCTTTGAGAAGGAGTGAATGATGAAACGTGACGAGATACTGGAGAAAGCCAAAGAGCTTGTAAACGGAGATCGTAAGAAGGACTACGGTGATGCTTGGTTGAACCACAAAAGGATTGCAGATTATTGGTCCAACTATTTTGACGACGAGGTAAAATTTACACCGACTGACGTAGTTGTTATGATGATCTTGCTTAAGATTGCCAGAGTTCAGAATTCCTGCACAGACGATAGCTTTATAGACATATGTGGATATGGCGCTATTGCAGGAGAGATTTCTCAAATTATGGATTGGAAGTAAATCATGGAAGAGTATATAGAAGAAGCTTACTTCAAGGCTTTGGTAGACGAAGGACTAGACCCTGATGTTTTGTGCTTTATAGAAGAGATGGCAGCAATAAACCATAGAACAGTTACCTATTTTATTATGGAAGCTCTTGAAGATTTCAAAGCACACTTGGATCAAGGCGAAGAATTTTCAGAAATTACTTTTACTTCGCACCATTAAAACTAAAGGAGAAAGCCAGATATGTACGGAAGAAACTCAGTAGGACCACTGGTCAAACCATGTGACGATCTTCACGCTATGAAGTATCGTCTTCAAAATGAAAGCTTTGAAGAAGCAATTAACAGACAAGCAGGAGTAATGTCAGATGATGAAGAACATCGTAGAGCGTATAAAGAAATCACTATGGACATGCGGTTCCTCGCTGCTGGCAGGGTCCAATCTGCTATGGGAAGTCCGAGGGATGTTACGGCGCTTAACTGTTTCGTCAGTGGAACAATTGAAGACTCTATGGACTCTATCATGCAGCGAGCTTCTGAAGCGGCTGAGACAATGCGGCGCGGAGGTGGGATTGGCTACGATTTCTCTCTTATTCGCCCTCGCGGTTCTCGCATTGTATCTCTTGATAGTTCTGCCAGTGGTCCTGTATCATTTATGCACATCTTTGATGCGGTATGCAGGACGATAGTATCAGCGGGTCACCGTCGTGGTGCCATGATGGGTATGCTTCGTGTCGATCATCCAGACATTGAAGAGTTTATCCGTGCTAAGAAGAACGACAAAGACCTGACCAACTTCAATGTCAGCGTGGCTGTTACCGATGAGTTCATGAGGGCAGTGGAGAAAGGTGGTAGCTTTGATCTCCAGTACAAAGGTGAGAAGCACCGTACCATCGATGCTCGTATGCTGTGGGACGAGATCATGCGTAACAACTGGGATTGGGCAGAGCCGGGTGTGATCTTCATTGATCGTGTCAACGAGGATAATCCTCTGAACTACTGTGAGACTATCGCAGCAACCAACCCCTGTGGTGAGCAGCCTCTTCCTCCTTACGGTGCCTGTCTTCTTGGATCATTCAACCTTGTTAAATATGTTGAGGATGGAAAGTTTAACTTCAACAAAATGCAAGCTGATATTCCCCATGTGGTACGTGCTATGGATAATGTTATAGACCGTACCAAATATCCCCTTGAGGAACAGCATAAGGACCATCAGGATAAGCGTCGTATGGGTTTGGGTATCACTGCCCTAGCAAACACCTTCACGCTTCTAGGGATGTCCTATGGCTCTCCTGAGTCCATTCAGTTGACGAAGAAGATCATGAAGACACTGACCTACACAGCCTATGAGGCAAGCTCTGATCTTGCAGTAGAGAAGGGATCGTTTCCTCTGTACGAGGAAGAGGGTTACATGGCTAGTGGTTTCATCTCCCGTCTGCCTAAGGACTTACAGGAGAAGATACGGAAGCAGGGTATCCGCAATAGCCACCTGACTTCCATAGCACCCACAGGTACGATCAGCTTCTGTGCCGACAACGTATCCAGTGGTATTGAACCTGTGTTTGCCTATGAGTACGACCGCACAGTTCAGCTACCTGAAGGTCCGATTGTGATGAAGATGAAGGACTACGTGTGGAATATGTTTGAGAAGAAAGGAGAACAGACAAGTGACCTGACGACTGACGATCACCTTAACATTCAGATCGCAGTTCAACCGTTCATTGACAGTGCTTGTTCAAAGACCATCAATGTCGGTGATGCTGTTACGTTTGATGAGTTTAAGGATGTATACCTGAAGGGATGGAAGGGTAAACTCAAGGGTGTTACCACCTTCCGACTAGCCGGTAAACGCTATGGTATCCTGAACGTCAGTGAGGAGAAGGATACTGATGAGGGTGCAGCCTGCTTCATTGACCCAGAGACAGGCCAGAAAGAATGCGGCTAAGATTTCTTCCGCTTTTTACCTGACGCAGTGACAGACCAGTTTACCCTGCCGGGGCCAGTTTTTTTCTTAGCCTCCATCTTGGATATACGTGAGGCTACGGACTTAGGTCTACAGGCAGGGTAAGCTCGTTTGTCGTTCTTACCGCTGCGCCCACAAGGCTTCCCTGTCTTAACGTCAGTCCATTCCTCACCAAACCATTTGCCTAGACCACCTTTAGCCACGTTTCCTTGCCTTCATCTTAGCTGTCTTCGATAGTTCTCCGAAGTGGTACAGACGTTTGCTGGTCTTGCCGTGAGTTTTACCTGAGTGTAGCTGACCGTTAGGCATCTTGTGCGAACCACCTTTGTGTTCCGTTCCGTCTCTGAAGTAGTGCTTTACACCTTTAGCCATCACGCTCTCCTCTTCGCTTTTGTCTTTCTCTTGACACGGTTATCGGCACCTCGCCAAGTTCCACCCATTCTCTTGTATTCCTTTGCAGCCCAAGCGTTTGCATAGGCAGACGGATATACCTTGAACTTTCGTTTAGCCTTGGCTTTTGCCTGTGACCATTTAGATGGGTCATTGGGAACCGATTTACTTTTAGCCATTACATATCTTCCCTTGTCAGTGGTGCATCTATTTGAGTGGTTAGTGCTGAAAGCTTTGCTGCTTTACCTAAAGAGTATAGGATGTCTTCTTTTGTAACTTTAGGATCATATTCGTTTAGTACTCTTTGATGGTATTTCACAGGACTTTCACCGGGTTGTCTTTTTATACCTGTTGTTTTCTCCAACTTAACCGCACCTTCTTTCATCTTCTTGTCTACGTCTGGCCTATCCTGTCGAGTTCTCCAGTTTTCATGCCTCTGAGTTGCGCCTTTAACAGTTTTAGTTGAATACAAATCAACAACCTGAGTAGGCACTCCGATAATAATGTTAGGCGCTCCTTTAGGTCCACCGCTTAACCCGAATAAATCCGAAGCATCGCTTGTTGTCACGTAGTTTTTATTCGTATTTAAATCTATGGTAGAGACAAAGTTTACACCACCTAGTTCCTTGTTTGACGAAAGATAGCTTCCTGTAAAGGTTATAGTATCTCCGTCTACATTGTCAGGAATTTTACTGTAATTTGGATTAGAAATTATATTTCCATTGCCATCTTTGATAGTTTTAACAGGGCTTCCTGCTTGCTTCCAAGCATCTAGGTAATCTTGTTCTTTCTTACTTAAGGATTTTCCAGAGGCTTGTTTAGCCCTTGCTCTGACAACAAAGTTTACTGCATTTTTAGGTTTTAAATTTTTAACCTTAACAGTGTCAGCTATTTTTTTAGTTACATCTTTAGTCATACCCATAGCTATTTGATTTACATCTATCAACTGTCTTGGACTGAGCTTGTCAACACCATAAACTTTTGCAGTGTTGCTAAGAAGATTACCCATGCTTAACTCACGCATCAGGAAGTGTCCAGTTTTGTTTAACCCTAAGGATTCTCTTCCAACGCTATCTGACTTAGGAGGTTTAACAGCAAAGCTGGTAGGAACATTGGGGTCTTGTCCATGAACCACTTTAATGTGGTCAAGATGTCGAGTTGCTATTGAATCAGGAACATCTTTAAACATAGTGTCCCTGATTACCTTATCATTCTTAGGATCAAACAAGTCAACTTCGTCAATTAATCTTGAGTGTAACATGAGAGGTGAGTCTGATTTCATCAAAGGGGGTTCAGGCTGTCCCGCTTGTTGACGCATTTGAGTTTGCATTACTAAAGAACCTCTGGGATTTGAAGCAGTCTTTATTTCTCTTCTAGCACCAGTAGCTAGTCCAGTTGCTCTAGTTCTTGCTACCTCTTTTGGATTTAGCATGTTTGCAAAAGTGTACGGAAGAGCGGTTGCCATCTCTCCTAGTCCCCCCGCTACTTTAAAGGGACCATAAAAAGGAATACCCGTGTCTGGTCCTCTGCCTTCTCTTCTAACAATCTCTCCAACAGTTCTTTTAGCTGCGTCGCTTCCAGCTAAAGCTTTTGACAGATCAACTATATCTCCAAACATACCGCCCCGTACTAACGTGTTCATGTTTCTAGCGTTCATGATAGGAAAACTAGAACCAGTTAAGGCTCCACCCAGACCCTGCTTTACTCTTTGTCTAGCAGTTCCGCCCGACAGTACCCTTCGAGTAGCTTCAGCCCCTCCTTTACCAAACATACCTAGTATAGGAATAGCTCCTGTTATTTCAACTGCATTGAGAACATCTTTAGCTTCCTCTGGATTTTCCTTGGCAAGCTCAACTATTCCTCTGCCGATAGATGTATCATTAATAAGATAATCAATACCCTCTTTTGCAGCCTCCTTAACGCTATCTGGTGTTATAGCTTTGATAGCTTGTTCAGGAAGGTACGCAAGGATGTCTCCAAACAACCCAGCAACAGCCCCAGTAGTTCTTAAGCTTGCTCTTAGTGAGTTTGCGTTGGGGTTCAAACCTTCTGAAGTATACCTACCGTACTTGTTAAGCCCCTCCATAAACTGAGAGAAACGTCGCTCAAACATGCTTCTTTCGTCAGTCATCAGCCATCCTTTCGCTCTCACGGCGTTCTATAGCTTTCTCAGCACCACCACCAAACCACATATATAGAAGATCACCATATACAGGAATGTTCTTCAGTATCTTAAGCTGCTCTGAGTCTTCATCAGCAAGCTCTATTGCACCTTTTGCTATATTATCCGCAAGAACAAGAGGTGGGAACAGAGTGGAGCCAACAGCTTGCCCTATCTCACCCTGACTGATGTACTTGCTGGCGGTATATTTGCTTAATCCGTATACACCAAGGAGTGACCAAAGTGCTTCTGTCGGTAGCTCTTCAGCCTCTAAAAGCTCCTCTCCTCTCATCAGCATACGAACCTGATTTACTCCTAACCCAGACAGCGAAAGATATGTTCCTAAACGAAACGCAGTCATTGCTGCTTTAACTTTGTTTCCTTTCTTATATTCCTGAACTACGTTCCTTCGTACAACATCTATCTGTTTTATGGTAAAAGACTTAAGCATATACAAAAGTCTTTTCTTAGGATCGTTAGCTCCAGCGGGAAGCTCTGAAAGAGACACGGGCTGTAAGTCAGACAATTCATTGAACAACAAGAACTCAATATCTCTGGTAACACGATTGTTTTTTAGGTCATCAACAATTGTGTCCATGTTATCAGGAAAGGTGTTTGCCCATTTATCTCTAAATTCTTTTTCACCCCTAGCAGTTCTCACCAGCTTCCTGTTAAATTTATAAGCAGTGTTGATTGCCGTCTCTTTACTTAGGCGGTCTACAGCTTTAAATCCTGAATATTTAAATGTTTTCTCAAGTGCTCTAGCAAACAAACCCGGATCATTAAACTCTTTAGATATCTGATCTTCAATTACCTGAGTTAGTTTAACCCGTTTCGGTAAAATCATGGAGGTAAAGGTATTCCAAGTTCCCTTGAGTGCAGCATTGATTGGTATGTCACCCAACTGAACAAGGGCAGAGGTAGGGTTAGCAATCGTATAGATATAACCTGCTTCTTTGATAGTGGAGGCAAGTTTATTCATAGCAGTTTCACCGTCTACAAACCTAGCAGTAAGCAAGTCCTGAACCTTCTGCTGTTCATCTGCACTTAGCTTACGGAGACTTATATCTCTTTCGACAAAATTTCCAATTGTTTCTCTAAAATCTATACCACCGTCTTCTTTGGTGACCATCACCGGGCGTTTGCCGGGACGAGTACCAAAGAATTTACTACGATGAACATGGTTTACAGCACCTCTGATGTAGTTCTCAAGGGCTACTTCAGGATCAGCATAGAAAGGTAGAAGGTTATTATCTACATCTACGCTACGTGTCTTGAGAAACCGAGGCGCTGGCTTATCAAAGCTAGGCGCACGTCCTCTGATAACTGCGTTATTGATTGCATCTTTCACAGACAAAGGTATATCATCAACTGATATTCCTTTTTCCTTAGCGTATGCAGCTTGTGCAGCGGTAAACGGACCAGAGTATTTAGGTTTGTTTGTTCCAAGAGCAGTAGTCAAGCCTTCAGGATCATTTACCAAACGAGGAAAATAGTTGTCCAATCCTTCGATATCCAGCTCTGCTCTTATCTCTTCCAAAACTTTACGAGCTTCTTCAAAGTTTTTAACCATTGTAGGGCTAACTCTTTCCATCAAAGCTTCTGCCCTAGCAAACCCATTGGCATCTGCATTTGCTAGTTCTCTGGCAATTTCACCTTTTACAGGAGAGTTTCCAAGAGCTTTAATTTCTTCCTGAAAAGGTCTAACCCTTCTAATGTAAGCTTGAGTATCTTTCATCACGTCAAACTCATACTTACGCAAACGAGAAGCTACCATAGGAGCTATGTTTTTCAGGTTGGTATGAAGAACTCCAAGGTACTTGTCTACTGCACCGCTTTTAAGGCGGGACAATGCACTGTCTTTGGTTACAGCTTGAGTTGCAGAAAATTCAGGAACAGCCCTCTCAACTAAATCTTCAGGGGTTAGCTGGGTTCTTCCCAAGGAGTTCAAAAGTTTTCTTTCAGAAACTCCAGCCTCTGCAGCAAGCCTTGGAATGTTCTCAGCATTGACAGTTCCCCAAGGAGACGCAAGCTCTCTGTTGACCACTTCCTGTACTTTATCAATAGATTTACGGGCAGAACGTCCTGTTACAGCCTGTGCAACCTTTTGACCGCCGTAGGTTAAAACACCACCAGCTACAGCACTAGCACCAGCAGTAACTGCCATCTTACCGGGGTCTATTGGTTTTAATTTAGAGAGGTCTTCAGCAGCACTGTAAGTCCCTCCGAGAATACCACTGCCAATCATAGTTCCTCTAACACCTCTACCAAGAGGAATTAAGCTAGTAGGGTCTGCAAGCTCTCCTGCAATAGTTCCTGCTGTTGCTGCAAAACTATCAGGATCGGGCTGAAAAGAACTTCCATATTCTCTTACCAGTTCCCTCTCTCTTGCACGATATATCATATCCCTGCGTTCTTCAGGACTAGCCTCAAAAAAGTTCTCTCCGTATTTTGCTTTAGAACTTTCTACAGGATTCCAAGTTTTATCACCAGTAGACAACCAGAAATCATAGCCGGTATAGATAGTGCCAAGGTCTTTCAGATATCCAGTAAGTCCACCTGACTTATCAAAGTGGTACTTAAATTGTTCAAAAGAAGAACCTGACTTGTCTCGGTATATGCCCTTACCTTCAATGTACCTATCTCCCGGCTGAACACCTGACTTTATCATCCAATCGTTAGCAACGATATCTTCAGCCGTTAGCTCCTCGCCAAGTTCAATAGGCTCCTGATCTTCAGAAAACTTACGCACAAGAGTACCGTCAGGAGTAATCTCATCTCCCGGCATAACTCCATACTCTTGGTATTGCTGAGTGTTTCTTATGTCAGCTTGGGTAATAACGTAGTTTGACATTAGCTACCTTATCTTTTAATTATAGGAACAGGCTCTTTAGTCCGTGTGTTTGTAGAAGTAGATGGCCTAGCCTGTCCGCTCAACAAAACATCCATTAAATCTTCAGTTACCAAACTTTTATATCTTGGATCGGTTCTGAGTTGAGCAAGATCACGTAGGAACTTTTTAAGTTTCGTTTTGTCTACTCCTCCCCCCATAGTTCCTAGCCTATCGTTATACATTGTTTCGTACTTTCTTCGAAACCTATTAGTATAAATTAAGTTAGATACGTCTTTTCTTTCTGTCTTACTTAAAGGAACAAACTTAGTGGATTTTGCAGCTTTTGTTTTTCCAAGCTCAACACGCCTTGCTCGAAGAAGCTCAATTTCTTCTTGTATCTTTTGTTTGCGAAGTGGGTCCATCTCTCTATCAGCTTCAGCTTTCTTCTGATCTATTTCAGAAGCAATCTGCGCTCTTTCGTCGGCCCTTCTTCGCAGTCCTAAGCCTTCTTCTGCACGTTCCCCAGCCTTTCTTCTAAGTTCAAGTACTTTTTCAGCCCTCTTTTCTCCTGCTTCAGCCCTTCTCATGGTTCCCATAGATGCTGCTTGCTGAAGAAACTCTTTAGCTTCCTGCATATACCCACGGCGCATAAGCTGCGTGTAGCCTATTTTAACTTCATCTTCTGTTATGTTACCGTCCGCAGCAAACCCCTGAAGCATTTTCATCATCTCGTTACGATCTTTATCCCGCTTCATAGCCCGAGACAACCGAGGGTCTTGAGGCATCTTCATACCAAACAATCCTGAACCTGCCCTAGCAAGGTCACCCACACTCTCACGCATACCTTGCTGCGCCCGTGCCATAGAAGCAACAATGGGGTCCATGCCAGCACCAGCATCCCTAATACGCTTGGCCCTTTCAGCCTCCATCTGTAGCATTACCCGTGCAGCATTGTTCTGCGTATTAAACAAACCATTTGCCATTTCTTTTTCCTCGTTAAATTTTAATTAATAACCCAGACCGCCGCCAGCGCCGTCGTCAGCATCACCAGCACCAAATCCGCCTGTACCGTCATCAGCCGCATCAGCCTCACCATATCCATAGCCGTATCCTAGACCTTCAGTACCGGGGTCTGGAGCGCCGGGTGCGTCGGGAGCGCCAAAACCGAAGCCTCCCGGTCCCGGAGAATTAGCAGGATCAAACTCAGGACTGTGGTAATCTGTATAGTATCCAAAGGCACTGGTGGGATCAGGCTGCGCCGAATACGCACCATGCCCCCAACCACCAGTATCAAGACCTAAACTACCGACAGCAGTATTTGTTAGTTGTGATATAGGGTCTAAAGGACCGATTGCTGCGTTCATACCCATCATTGGTCCGAAATCAAACGGAGAAAACGAAACTACACCTGCTGGTGTGTTTATACCTATACTAGAGCGATCCAGCCCTGCCATTTCTCTACCCATTAAATCAGCAAGATCAAAAGCCATACCAAGTTCACTCCTAGTTACATCTGGTTCTGCGTCACTTAAAGATTTTGGATCAGGTGAAATTGTAGTTACGTCAGCATAAGGATCATAAGCTACAGATAAATCTCTGGAAGGATCAAAAGGATCAGTAGCTCCTGCCGCGTTCATTGCCATTCCAAAAGCAGTAATACCAAATGGAGCAAGGGCCATTAAACCTTGGTGCAGCCCAGCGCCTATCTTTGCTCCTAAAGATTGATTAGGGCTACCCATGATAGCACTAGTTACCGTGCTTGGAGACGCTTTCTGAATGTCACTAATAAACGAAGGGGCTTCTATACCAAACAATCCTTGAAAACTTAAATCAAGTCCAGTAGCATCTTGAACTGCATCTACTGCAGCTTGTTCCAGATCAAAAGAGAAGGCATCGTTTATAGCCTGTTCTACGCTACCGAATAGACCACCAATACTTCCAAGTCCAGACTGGCCAGTTGAGGATGTAGTTGAAGAAGGTGCTGAAGTAGCTGAGGTAGCTGAAGTATTATCTTCTGTCCCAAGACCACCATCTAAAATATCTTGAAGAACTTTTTCAAAAGTAAGCTCTTGTTCTTCTTTAGGGGTTTCTTGAGTATCTTTTTGTGCGGAAAATCTATCGGAAAATAGACCTCGATTTAAAAGATAATTAATCAGAAAGGGAGGAAGATTAGTAGCCATTACGTTTCCTATATTGATTTTAACTGGTTAATCAAAGAATTCTGTCTAATTATTCCACCGATACCAGACGCTAGTGTACCAAACAATCCGGGATCTTGTGCTTGAGTCTGAGCAAGAAGTCGTTGAGATGCTGCCTGAGACTGAAGACCAGAAGCTGCAACAGCCCCAACAGTACCGCCAACACCGCGTCCAACATTAGCTTGTTGAATAGGAACATCAAGAAGACCAACAGATTGAGCAATGTCACCACGTTCTCTACCGAGAAGAGTGTCAATCAAAGACTGTGCTTGAGTAAACCCAGCGGTCCTACGCTGCGCCCTAGACTTCTGAATAGCTTCCTCAAGCGCCCTCTGTTGTTCAGCACCACCGGTGCTACCAAGGCGTCCCTGTGCAAGCAGACGTGTTTCTAGGTCAGTTCTGGCCTTGTCTTCTTCCTCCTGAAAGAAAGGCTGCATTTGCTGATAAAACTGTTCTCCTGCTTCAAAGGGGTCCATAAAGGCATAATCAGCGGCTTGAGTACCAAACATACCGCTTCGTGCTAAACCACCTTGGTAGATATCACCAAGCTCTGGAGAAAGCGTAAGTAGTGCAGCTTGTTTATCTGGATCAAACTCAGCTATACCACCGAGGGATGCTACAGTGTAGGGCGTAGCAGCGTCTGTGGCCGCTCTTGCCGCATCTCTAGCTGCCTGTGCTTGAGTTTCAGCGGCTTTTCGTGCGGCTGAAGCTTGCTCTCGTTGACCGAAGAAGCTTAGTCCCGCACCTACTATATCTCCAAAAAGTGACATATTTTTTTCCTCTATTGAATTATCTAACTTTACCTTGTTTGGTAAGAAGTGTTGTGTTAATCAAGCTTGAGTAGTGACCAGTTACGTCAAACGTCATCTTAAGTCTAATTGTTTTACCTGCTCTGGCAAGAGATACCCTGTATTCTCTAGGACTAGCAGCGGGAGCATACTTAGCTGCTCCGTATAGTGAGTTTGCAGCGCCATATAAAAACTTAACTGCATTACTGGTTAGGTTAAATGTCTTGGAAAACTTAGAGTCCTCTTCGTAATCCTTAGAAATTTCTACGGTAGCCGCTGCTCCCTCGCCACCTGTAATGGTAAACAAGCCTTGCTTGAGTATCTTGGTAAACACGGGGTCACCAAAGTCCAACCAAGGAGTTTGAAAAAGCCAGTTGTAATCACTATCGACATCATTACCACCGCTATCCAAAGCTACATCGTAGTATTCATCGTATTTTGCAACAGAGTCGGATAAACCCATGTAAAGCTCACCGCTTAGAGTGCTGACGGCACACAGGGGGTTATCTTTAAATGTCCAAGTGGTTATCCGGGGAAGCGCCTTTTTGCCCACAGTAAAATCAAATACGTATGCCTTGTTATCATCAGGCATGAAGGTAATTACAATACCTTCTTTCTGGTAGTAAACACTCTTGATGTTATCCACGTTTGCCGAAGATAGCAGCCTTGTAAGGTCGTTACGTACTGTAAGAGACAGACCTTCCAGAGGAGACTTACCGTCACTCTGTTGTATACGAGAGAGCGACTGAAGACCTTCGTAGCTCAGAAAGATTACATCAGAGTCTACGTATACAATATTATCTCTTCCTGCCAACCCTACGTCTCTAATAAGTTCGTCAAGAACCATAGTGGCTGGGTTAGTAGCACCAGAGTAAATAGCAATGTTCTGTTTACCGAAGATTACTATTTTGTTTTCAATGGAACCTAAACCAACTATCTCATCATTACCCCAGACAGTTTTTAGATCAAGCTGACCAGCGGCACCTGTGTTTAGTTTTTCACCTATCAGGTTATCGGAATAAAATAAAGTTCCCTTTGCTTCAGTTATGCCGCCATAAAATATCCTACCAAACTCACCAAGAGCGCAGTTGGGATCAAAGGTAGTTACTCCAGAAGGAGCAACATATGCTCCTAAGTCATCAATGTCGTACCAGTTAGTCCCGTCATAATTAATAACTTTGTGACCAGACTGAACACCCCAGAACTCATCATTAAAGTTTATCCACTGCCAGTTACTATCGGTAATGGTTTGAGGAGTTCCTGAGAAAGATTGAGTAACCAAAGTATCTGGATCAGTAGCAAAGTTCAACTTTACAATGGTTGCTCCAGAACCACCATAGTATTCTCTGGTACGGTCAGATTTAACAAACTCTCCTATGGATTTCACAGGAGATGCTACCGCACTTGTAATCTGTTTAATACCCTTCCTTGGACCCATACGACCTTCCAGATCATAGACTACGTTATTGGCCTCAGTCAGAAACTCAGGACCAATTGTAGAACTCTGGGTCTGGGTATTAAGTCCTCTGGAACCTATACCCTTAAGGATTACCGGGGTAACTGGTTTAACTGGCATACCACGTCGTCTCGTTTACAGTTCGGTTCTCGTCTTGTACAATGGCATCTCCTAATGCTTGCTGAAAGCGTCGTAGAGCAAGGTCAGAGGTTGTACCACCGTCTTCTCCACGTTCTGCCAGAGCTAGTGAGTAAGCTCCAAGAACGATGATATTTTCAGGAAGAGTAAAGGTATCTGTAGCTGACGTAAGATCAGCCTGAGGAATAACTGCGTGTACCTTGATGTCATACACCGCGTCTGGAGTAGGCCAGAAGGAAATGTCGTTGTCATTCAAACGGTAGTAGCTGGGGTTAGCAGTCTGAGTGTCACCGATGTAAGTCAGGTTGTAGAAGTGCGAGTCACTGATCTGCTTCAGTTTGTTATCGTTGGTGTTGTCTATAACCTGCAAGATACGTGTTCTGTCGGTTACGTTAGACATATCGTAGGTAGCTGTAGAAGCTGCCGTGGTTACTGTTTCAACAGAACGTAGCGCAGTCCAGTTCCAAGAATCCTCAGAAATATCCTTAGCCTCGTTTACAAGCTCTCCAATAAGCTTCTGATAGGCATCTACTTCAGATGCAGAGGAGATAGCCCCAACCCAATCAGCACCAATAGTGTCCTCTCTAAGCCTCGTTAAAACCTTGTCTATGACAGTCCTATAGCTCATCAGTTAATTCCTCATCTAAAAATAGCTGCCGCTCTGCTTCTCTTCTTCTCAGCAAACCGGGAATAACTCTTTTGTTTGCATACTTCCACTTAAGAAACTCATCAGCACAACCGAAGTAATCTTCTCTGTTTAGCTTCATTCTTGCTGTGCTTCGTTGAAACGCTCCTGATCCTATATTGTAGACAAAACTAGATAAAGCAGCTAATTGGTTTTCATTTACTGGTACTTTAATTAGGTTTCCTAGCCTGTTTACCGTTGTCTTCAAATCTCGTTCCATCAGACCAAACGCTTCTTCTTTTGTAACCGGCCTGTGATTTCTGGTAACTCTGCTTCCATCTAGTCCGTATATTGATCCCACACCTATTGTCCAGATACCGGCTACGTCTTTGTAAGGTTCAGAACGAAAACCTTCGAAGCTTTCGATTAACTCCAGACCTTTCTTATTTATCATTTAGACCACTTGCTAACCAGACGTTGACCAAACCAAAAGCTAATAATG